CCACCGGAGCCGTAGCGCACCCGGCCAGGAGAACGAGCGGGAGGAACCTGGTCATTCCGCCACTCCTTCCTCCACGGCTTCGAGCGGCTTCCATTCGACCAGCGCTTCATCGCAGGCCAGCAACGCGATCGCGGTGCAGTGGCGCTCAAGCTCCTCGCGGAGCACCTGCAGGTCGGCCTCGGCGAGCTCGACGATTCCGCCCTGGCAAACCTTGGCGGCCAGCTTGGCCCGGGTCCGCTTGTCGCCGGCGTTGCCTTTCGTGGCCTTGTCGCCGCTCAGCAGGGCATCGTAGGCGACGTCGCCGAGCGTCTGAGGCTCGCCCTGCACCGCATTCCACCGCTGAATGAGCGTGCGCTGAGCATCGCGCAGCGTCGTGTCAGGCTGCTCGTCGGTCAGCCGGGCCACTTCGGCGAGCAGTGCTTGCACGCCAACCGGCGCACGGAACGGCTCGCCCTTCGGGGTTTTCAAGATTTGGTCGAAGTCGATTCGCATTTTTCGTGTCCTCCAAATCGCGTCACTGAGCTTCCGCATCTCCTATGCAGCTCTCCAGCACGGGACGTTGACGTATGTGGTGCCGACCCAGATTTTGATCCATCCGTGGAAGACGCCAGCGCTTCCGTTGACACGCCAGTTGCCGATCGCCGCGGCTGCTGTGTCGCCCGTAGCGTCGAGCACATTGGTGAACGTGGTCGTGCTGGCAATACCAGTCCCTTCGTCGCCGTCGACGATTACCCCGCGAGAACGTACGTCGAGGACGACGTCGAGCGCCGCCGGCAGCGTGACCAGGTCGGTCGAGCTGTTGACGATGATCGATCCGCCCGCACGGTTATCTATATAGAAATGCGCGTCATTGTGCGTCTGCCCAAAGTCCCACGTGTTCACACCATTCTGCTTATGGCTGACATAGTTTGAGGTCGCCGTCGCGCCTTCGAAGACAAGAGCCACCGACCCAACCTGATTACCTATGGTAACGGTCGCACTGTTATAGCTGACCGCGACCGCGCCCGTAATCGTCGCCGCCTGTGCCCGGACGTCGGACCACTCGCCGGTCGCCGCGACACCGAGTGCCAATCCGCCTTGGCTCGTCGGGTACAACGCAGCGTTGGTCAGCTCGAGCTCGTTCGTGTTCTGGACCCGCACGATCCACTTGTTCATGTCCAGGTCGTACGAGAACGCCGCCTGCAACGGAGCCGCCCCCTCGGCCACCGCAATGCCAGCCTTGCGGATCGACGACCCGTCCATCTTGAAGGTCATCCCGCGATCGCTGGTCGCACCGTCACCGATGATGAAATCGTCGTAGGACGTATCGACGTTCGTCACCGAGCCGGTGGCGTTGTCGATGAAGACGCGGGTCGAGAAATTGCCTTTGACCCCGAAAACGTCATCCCAGCGAGCCGAGCTCGAGCCGATGTCCATCGTGCCGTCGGGGAGCCAGGCAGCTGCGGAGAGGTGCGCCCGTGCGGTGCCTTCCGTGTAGATCGAGAACCGTGTGAGGTTGTGGTCGTACTCGAACTGCCCAGCCGTCGCCGACGTCGCATCGCCGAAGTAGATGATGCTCTGATTGATGTTTCCGCCGGTGAGGATCGACAGCGAGTAGTCCTGCGAGGTCGTCTGATTCCCAACGACGACCGAGTTGTCATGCGTTAGGACACCCGTGGTCGTGTTGACCGTGAGGGTCGCGATCAGGGCGGCGGCGGCTGTGAAAAACCTGTGGCGATAGTTCCCGGAATCCAGGTCAGCGCTGGCCCGGACGACCAGTGAGCCGTCGGCGTGCTCGAGCGCGGCCGTGTTGGTGATCTGGGGGTTGCTCCCCGTTCCTGTCGTGCGCCCCTGCGCTAGGGAGTTGGCCCACGTATGATCGCTCCAGATCGGGTTCGCGGCGGCCCCCTGGGTCTTGAGCACCTGCCCCGAAGTCCCGGCCGCCAAGCGGGTCCAGACCGTCGCGTTGCGATACAGGATGTCCCCCTGGGCCTCGGAGGCGAACTTGAAGTTGGTAACCTCGTGGGTGTGATCGCTGCGGGCGAGCGTGGTTGCGGCGCCCTCGGCATTGGCCCCGCCCACTGCAACCGCGGCGGCGGTATCGATGTCGTGCTTGTGATCCGACCGCGAGAAGGTCGTGGCGACGCCTTCGGCGGCGGCGGCCTTCGTCACGTTTACGGGAACAGCGAATAGGCTCCCCGCCCCCGTGTCCATGAAGATCTGGTGCCAGACGGCCGGCGACAGGGAGTGCAGGACATATAACTGCCCGTTGGAGGTCTTGCAGATCTTGCCGATGTCCGCGGCCTCGAGCGAAAGCGCGTCACGGGCCGCCGTGTCGGTGACGAGCCAGTTGTAGGGGACGTGGATCCCCTCCGTCGGGCCGAGCGTGTCGTGGCGTCGACCGGTGGTCACGGCAGCACCGTCTCCCCGTTCTTGTCGAACACCACTTCATCCTGGTCGGTGATCACGACATCCGGATCGGGGATGTCGCTCACGTGCGGGACTGTGCCGTAGCCGTAGCCGTCCGCCTCGTAGGCGTCGGTGGCGTTGTCGTAGTGCCCGTCGTCGGGGCCTGTGGCCGGCCGTCGGCGGCGAGCCAGGCGGGCGTTGCCCTCGGCCAGGGAAACGACGTCGAGCCCCTTGCGGTCATCTGGACAAGCGAGCAGCCCCGACCGGTCTCGCCGGAGCTGGGACCGCCGCCACTGGACGCCGCAGTACCCGCAGATCGCCGGCCGATCCCCTCTGGGCGCGTTCCTTGGCCAGTGCTTCGAAATTGTCTTCACCCCGGGAACCTCCCACCGGAACAGTTGTCATAAGTGCCATGGTCATCGCCATCATCCTGTTCCGCCTCGTAAGTGCCGGGGCGGACGAGTACAAAACCTGGGAAAACTGTCGCATGCGCCTGCACGAGGGCTTCTCGTGCGCCGGAGATTACGCTGGGAGCGTTCGACTGGACTACGCAAACATCAAGGTCGAGAGCGACTCTGAGCCCATTCACCGTGTGCTCCCGCATGGTCATTGGCCCCTCTGACGCACCGCATCGATGAACGCGTCCGCCTCGCGACGGAGGAATTCCTGCATTTTCGGATCGAGGACATCCATCGACTCGTACCCAAACTCTCCTCGTCCGCCGGCGAACTTCCTGACACGTTCACCGACGAGGATATCGCCACCAGACGCATCCGGCTGAGCGAGCGGAGACCCAAGCGGCTCATCGCCGAATGCCCCATTGGCCATCATCAACGCGATCTGGTCTCGCAGGGTCTCCTGCTCGAGCTGGGCGGCCTGGTCCTCGGGAGACTGTTCCTGACTCGATGGCGGCGGTGGAGCCGGTTGCTCGTACGGGACCCGCACCATGTGCCGTGGCATGGCGTGCTGATACTCGACCTGTGTAGGATCGTAGCGATCCTGCCGCGCGGGGGCCTGCGGCTGCCGAAACAGCGCCGCCATCGACGGCAGGTTGCCCGGGTCGAAAAGGCGCTTGAGGGTGTCGTAGGGCTTGGCCATGGGTTCGCCTGGCCCATGGACCGCTTGGCCCTCTGGGCCGCCTTGGATCAGGTCGCCGCGGCTGCCGGTGCCAACGCGCCGCTCTTCTTGGGCTCGTCGATGGAGTAGTTCTCCACACACTTGACGAGCGCTGCGGTGCCAAAGGTGATCCCCTGGTCCGCCGCGACACCGTCATTGAGGGTGCCAAGAGCGTTGAACGCAGCAAGCCCATCGGCCGCGACGTCGTCGATTGCGATGCACGCCGTCGACGCCGTGTGCGTGTTGTACATGAAGTTACGAGCGATCAAGATCCCCAGCGCCGCAACCGTCACATGGACAAGGCCATTGGCCGCCGTAGCCGAGAAAATCATCTCGTTGTCGATCAGGCGGAACCCGCTCGGCACGGTGCCGCCGACCAGCTTGATACCGTCGGTGACATTGTGCGTGGTCGTACCACGGAACACACTCCCGACGATCGAGCACCTCAACGCTGCAGATCCGACCTCGATGGCAATCGCCGCCTTGGCCGTCGCACCTGACGCCACCTCGATGTCGCACCCTGCAAGGGCCACGTCTGCGGCGGTGATATTGATGGCCTTGGTGATCCCGTTGGCCCCCTCCATTCGAAGCCGGACCCCCGAGATCTCCACATTCGCATCGTTGATCGCCCATGAGGCGGCCGCAGCGGTCCAACGAAATACCGGCATGTCCGACCCGCGACCGATCCCCACGATCTTCGTCCCGACCTTGAGATTGTCGAGCATCGTCCCATCAACGACGCTCTCGCTGTGCCCGGGCAGCAGATAGATCACGTCGCCACGGTTGGCTCGGCACCGATCGAGGGCGCTTGCCAGCGTGGTCACCAGATTCCTCTGGATCTCGATCGAGTCGCCATCCTGGGCACCAGTGGATCGAACGAATGCCGCAACGCTCGTCGAGGGCGGCAAAAGCGTGCCGTAGTGAGTCGCAACGCCGCCACCGAGCGTCATGAACGGCATCGGCGACCAAAACTGGGATCCGGCTTGGAGCAGTGTCATCGGGATCTCCTCTCAGGCGTTCACGCCCAGGCTGCAGCGAGCATCGGTCCAGCCATTGTCCCAGCGCGCCGTGATCGCGTACTGGGCCAGCGTCTTGGAGTTCTCGACCCACGTCCGGTTCTGCGGCCGACGCTTGAAACGGATGTTGAACCCGTCATCGCAATCGGTGACATACCCGTAGTTGGTCGTGGTATTGTTCCAGAACTTGAGATCGACGACCTCGAGCCGAAGGTTCTTGTTGACGACGTTGATCTCGTTGAACGCCCCCGGCTCAGGCGCGTGCGTGGACTCGATCAGACCCGCCCATGTGGCCCACTGCTCCGTTGGGCACAGCACCTTCTTCGGCTCATAGCCCTCGGTCACACCGTCGTGGCCTGGGAACTTCCGGATCTGGGACGTGTGAATGATGACCGCGGCTCGACTGGGCGACATTGCCGTGGCGGCCAGGTTCGACCAGGTACCGCCATGGGGAAGGGTGTGCGAGGCGCTCCATAGGGGGAGCCCGTCGCCGCCCGGGAAATTCGTATCGAAGCCACGTACAAGGATATTCGTGCAATCGATCTCCCCCGTCTTGAACATGGCTCGCTTGAGACGACGGGCGAAGTTGATCGCCTCCTCGTACTTTTTGTCCTCCATCGCCTCTTCCGAGATGATGAGACGTAGGCCGAAGGTCCGGGCGATGTACCGCTTCCGGTAGCCCTCCTTGATCGTCCCGGTTGGGATCTCCGTCCCCTCGGGCTTCTCCGACGCCAGACCAGGACCACCCATTTCCAGGGATTCCTCCCAGTGGTCCTTCATGGTCTTGACCTCCATCCACCGCTTGTAGTCCGCCTTCCCCTCGTAGCCGTCGGTCTTGTCGTCGACGATCTTGTCGAGCGTCAGCTTGAGGGAGTTCCAGATCGTTCCGGTGAAAACTTCGCTCATGGCTGTCTCTCAGACTCCGGCGATGGTGGTGGCGGCCCAACCGGCCCACTGACACTTGTTGATCGCGACCAGGAGCCGGACATTGGACTCGGCAAAACTCTGGTTCGACTGATTCCCGGCGATCCCGACGATCCTCCACACGAGGGCGGCTGTCGTCGCATGCAGAGAGATATCGAGCCGTGAGCGAGCTCGGAACCCCTCGGCGTACTCCGTGCGAGTGTTGGAGATCTCGACATTCTCCTCCAGAAAAGCCTGGTAGGCCGCTTCGGTCGTCGCGGTCGTCTTGTCGTCGACGTCGACCTCCCAGATCCCCCAGTGTGCTGGAATCACCAGCACCCGGCTCTGCCGGTGTAGGAGGCCACCACCGGTCGAAGCACCGGGAACGACCGAGCCTGACCGGATCACGCTGCCATCCCAATACCGCTTCACGCCGACGATGATCCCGTAGCAAGCGTCCGTCGCAGCACATAGCTCCACGGTTCCATCGCTCGCCAGCTTCACCGGATCGCCGGTGCCCAGATGGACATTGCTGCCGCCGACCGTGGCCTGGTAGCCATCGGCAACGGGCTTCTCGAGCGGCTGAGGCATCCCGGCCCCGGCGACTCCAAAGGCCCATGCAAACCCGTATCGCGTGAGATTGTCTGGCATGGCTACTGCTCCACGAAGACTTCCTGGTCTTCGGTGTCATTGGCGACACCGAACCGTTTGGATCGAATGAGGGCCGAAAACTCGTCGTACCGCTCGACACCGCCACTGCGAGCGGTGATCCTACTCGCGAGCTCGTTGGCGAGCTCGTAGCCGGACTGCCCGTCGGGGCCGTACTGCCGGATCTCCTCGTATCGCTCACCAGAGCACGACACGAGAGTCATCCCTCGCATCTCGATCTCTTGGCCATCTCGACTGTCGGCCACTTGCCGTGAGATCGGTGCAGGACGAACGCCGCCACGCTTGTACGTCTCGACCTCATATCCGATCGACAGGTAGTACTGCAGACCGCAATCGTGGTCAGCGATGTAGGCGTAGACGTAGTGACGGTCGGAATCTTTGTCGGCAAGCTTCGACCACGGTGCGCTGCCATCGATGTGGCGCGGCTTCGGATCGGGGCGTCGCCTTGCTGTGCTCGGTTGCGCCTGCTGAGGGCGCGGCGCTCGGCCTTTGGTGACCATGAAGACTCCGTCTCATCGCGCTCTGCGAACCGCGAGAGGTTCACCCCGGAGTCTTCAGGCCCACCGGTTGGGGTCACCGGCGACCGTCGGGCATTCCCCCTACAGATGGAGTCCTGCCGTGCGATCGAGAATACGGAAACGACCGCGACTGTCAAGCCCCCCTATTTTCAGGGACGCGTGTCCCAGGAATAGGACAGTTTTGTCATGTTTCAGGTGGGACACGTGTCCCACCTGTTCGCGTGTTACCGGCGGTTCCGCTGCGGCTGTCGGACCAGATCCTTGCCGACCTCGTTCACCCACTTCTGGCAGGCTTCGCGCTCGGAAAGGCCCGGGAACATGCTCGTAGCCATGGACTTCTGCGCCGAGCTCAGGGACATGGTCCGCCGCTCCGCGGCCCCGGACGAGCTGGCGCCCTTGGAGCGGGACGTGTACCGCTCTCTGGTCGCCTCCGACACAGGGGTCGATCTCCGCCCGCGAAGGCCGAACTCGTTGCGGGCCAGCTCCATCGCCGCCTTGACGCTTCCAAGGTCGTCCGGCGCCCCCTTGGCGCGCATCCGATAGAACTCTCCCTCGGCGTACTGTAACGCTGCGGCGTTTCCGTACACGTCGGAGAATTCCATCTGCATCATGACCCGCGCCCCTTCAAGCGGATCGTGCGGACGCGCCGGCTGCTGCCCTCGGGTCGCCTTGCGGACCAGCAGCTCGTTTTTCTGCATGTCGAGCTTCCGGGACTGCCGCTGGAGATCTCGCTGCTTCTCGGGGCTGAGTTGTCCAGCCCGCTGCATGGCAGAGGCGGCCTCGTACAACCGCTCCTGGTGGTCATACAGAGCCTCGAGCTCGGAGTCGATCGGATCCTGGGCTGGCTGCTGTTGAGCGTAGGCCCGCTGCTGCTGGAGAGCCTGGAGCTGACTGGGGAGCATCTGAGCCATCCCCTCGAGCCGAGCGAGCCTCTGGGCGTACTCGACGTTCTGGCGCTCGAGCTCGTCGTTGCGCTCGCGGAGCCGGCCACGCTCACGCTTCTTGTCGTCGCGCGAACGCTCTGGCTCCTGCGGTTCGACGCCGATCTCGAACTCCTCGCTGTCATCCTCCGGCTCTGGATCGGCCTGGTCGATCATGTCCCGAAGCTCGCTGGCGGCGGCCTTGTTCGCCTGTTCCTCGTCGCCGGCCCCCTCTTGCTCTGCTCGTTTTCGTGCTTGCGCCATGGCTAGTAATCCTCCGGAGAGTACGGTTCGACCCGGGCCGGGCGCCACGTTTCTCCCTGCGAGTCGATGTAGAAGTGCTGGTAAGCGTCACGATCGAAACCGACATGGATCGACCCATCGCGTAGGGCGGTGGCCAGATCCTCGCTACCGATCAGGTCACCGGAGCGGAAGATCAGGCAATAGAACTCGTGCCCCTCCACCGAATCCACGCGCTTGCGCCACGGGGCCTGCCGGATGAATGAGACCTTGTGCCCCAGATCGATCCCGTTGGCCCGGAGCTCGTCCAGAGCCTTCAGCCCACACGAGACCACAATCCCCTCTGGATTGCTCTCTTCCTCGCGCGCCTTGCCGATCCCTGTGAGCACGACCAACCCACCGGGCGTCGCCGTGGCCCCCTCCCATTGCTGCGTCTGATGCACGAGCACCCGATCGTGGAAGGGCTGGAACCTGAACGCCCCATCGGTGATCCCGTACTTCCACCGCCTCGATTCGAGCAACGGCGCCAGCCCGAGCTTCCCAGGTGGAGACATCCTCGATCGCCGGATCCTGGCATCGCTCAGCGCCCGATCCACGATCTCGCCGGTCATCGGGTCATCCAAGCTAACCTCGCGCATAATCTCGCGCTGAAGCGATAATGCCATTGTCCGCTCCAAGTCGTCGGCCAGATCAAAGACCTTGCGGAGCTTCGGAACGAGTCGTTCATCCAGCATCCTTGACCTCCTTTCCCGCACAATGCTGCTCGAGCTTGAGCCAGTGCTCCCAGTGGGCAAAGGCTGTGACGACCTTCGGATCCTGGCTGACCCGACACGCGCTTTTCAGACTGTCGAATGCGGCCGCCCGCTGCTTCGCCGCCTTCCTGCGAAGGCCCTGCGTGTACGGGTGCGAGATCCAGGCTTGCTCCAGATCCGCATCTTCCGGATCCAGCATCTCTTCCTCAGCGTTTTTGCGTGCCATCAGGCTCCGTTACCTTGTAGTGGGTGGAGCCGAAGGAGGACCGCCTGGCGCCGGGGCGCCCGGCGGGGGAGGGGGAGGCAATAGTCCCGGTGGAGGAGGAGGACCGAGCAAAGGCACCATATCGTAGTCTCGGCGGGCCTCCAACAGCTTCTTCATGGCGTAGTACTGGAACGCCGGCATTGCGGCCAACATCGGATGCTGCGTGGACATTGCTACTAGCTCGTTGGCTTCCTGGATCCGCTGCGCCTCGCTCGCGAAGCGCAGATCCGCGCGGAGCTCGAACTGGTAGCTCCGCTCGTACAGCGACCGGGAGATCGGCACCGGGCGATTCTCACCAGACCGCCAGTCCAAGATCCTCTGGATCTCGAAATCCGGCAGGAAGATCGCGTTGAGCCGGGCATTGTTCACGATCGTCGGCTTGACCACCGTCGTCGAAAATTTCCGACCGCCCGCGGTGAGCTGCTTCGTAGCCTGCTCGATTCGCGCCGAGAGACCGCGGTAGGTTTCACCGGACTTCCCCGGAGCACCCGAAAGCACATCCGGCGCCTGCATCGAGGACTGCCCATAGCCGTAGCACTTGTCGACCACCGTAAGGAGCTGGCCGTTGGCCGGGTGAGCCTTGAGCTCCTTGATCGAGCTGTCGAGCTCTTGCGGCCCGATCCCGGACACCTGATTGATTTTCCCCGGACCGAACTCGAACGGTTCCTTGAACTGCACACTTTCGGTCGTGAGCAGCGTCCAAGCATTGCTCAGGGTCGCTGCGTCGATGAACTGCGACAGGGCCACGTTGGCCGCCCGGGTGTAATCGGCCTGGATCTGACCGTATCCGATCCCGAGCACGGCGGTGAGCGGCTCGATGCACACGCCGTGCGTAAACATGTGCACCGGAACTCGGCGCGGCTTTTCAGGCTCGGCGAGTAGGTCGCTTGGATCGTCGAGCCACATCGGTGGCGTGGGTGGAGGGGGCGGCGGCGGAAGCTGCTGCGGCATGATGCCCATCAACGGCGGAGCCACAGCGCCAAGAATCTCTGACGTCTGTACCGCAGTGGCGTAGTGCTGCTGCGCCTGCCGGAATCCAGCGAGCTCCTCGGTTTGCTGGCGATATCGCTCCTTGTCGCGCCAGTCGGGCTCCTCGTGGATCTGGAGCGACAGCACCGCCCTGGTCTTAGGATCGACGATCGCTTGAATGAACCGGTCCTTCTCCTGGTTCGGAAGCAGGCCATCATCCCAACCCTCGAACTGGTACAGCTTGAACGGCGCCCCGGTTTCTTCCTCCGGCACGATCCCCTGCACTTCGCCGACCGTGAGTCGTAGCCTGTCCTCGGGCTCATCGTCCCAGGTCGGCTTCTCGCGCTTGATCACCGTGTCGACATCGGACCACCTTCCACGCATTGCCTGGAGCTGGTGCCGGTGCCAATGGAGCACCTTGACCCGCCATGGACAGTCGCTCAGGTCCGGCATGGTCGAAACGTGCGTGTAGGGCAGGAAAAACTCGTCCGGCGTGCAGACCTCGTGCCGGTTCATTCTCAGTTCCTCATCCCAATACGAGTGGACCACGACGTCTCCGAGCAGGAACGACAGCAGCGCCCGGTCCATCTGGCGAAACATGTCCGGGATCCCCTCGCGCATCTGCCAGTTACCGTGGAGCGTCAGATCGTCGGCGATCTGGTTGTCGTCCGGCCCGGTGGGAGTCACCCCGAAAATGTTGGTCCAATCGCCGAAGATCTCGCTCATCAGACGCGCGTGGATCCTGGTCAGATTCTCCATCATGATCGGTACGTGGGCGTTGGCAGAATCCTCGAACGGCCAATCCTTGGGCGGCAGATCGCCGGCGAACAACCGCCAGTTATCCGAGTATCGCTGGCGGTACTCCTCACTACCATCGTAGGCCGCTTCAAAATCCCTGATCACCTTGTCCGCGATCTTCTTCAGCGCCTTTTTCCCCTCTGGATGCTCCGAGAACGCGAAAACGAGATTCGTGTCGTCCTCGTCGTACAGCAGTGGAAGCTCTTCTTCCTCCATGGGGTCGATCTCGAACTCGTTATCTGGCACCGAGTCGAGCGCCGCCGCTCCATCGAAGATCTCGAAAACGTCGTTTGCAGCCATGGTGCGTCATCCTAACAGAGCGGGTTTCCGTACGCGTAGCGCCCCGCTCGACGTTTTTCCTTGCGCCGGTCTTCCTCCCATTCGTCTTCCTCCTCGGCCATCGATGGAACCCCAGCGGACCCGTGAGAGGCAAAGGCACACGCGTAGAGCACCGAGTCGTGCCAGTCGTCATCGTTTCCGTCGGCTGGCACCTCGGGAGCGTTCTTGTCGGACGGGATCGTCGGGATCGTCTGGATCGCCCCCGAACACGTGTCGAAAAACATGATTCCTGGCAAGGTCGTGCCATCGTTGTGATCCGCAAGGCGGGACGAGAGACGCTCGGCATTGCGCTGCCGGCTCTTCTTGTCGGCCTTGGTCCAGTTGATCCCGCGCTCGGCGAACTCCATGGCCTTGGACTTGCCAATATCACCGCGCTGCTCCCAGAGCTGAGTATCGGACGGACCCGTGATCCGAGACCGTTCCGCTCGCTCGTCCCATAGCTTCAGCGAGATCTCGATGTCCTTCACGTCCTCCGCCACCTGGTCCACCGTCTTGAGCTTGAACGTGTATTCCTTGATGCAGTAGATATTCCCGTCCGGATCCATGGTCCACCAGTGGATCACGCCACGCTTCTTGAAGCCCCAGTCCATCGAGCGGAAAAACTTCCAATAGCCCGGCACTTGAAACGGCCGGATCACGTGCATGCGCGTATTCCATGCGTCCGAGTAGTACGCACCGGGGACGAAATACCAGTCGCCGTACAGCAGTGCGAGGCGGATGTGCGGCTTCGCACTGGCAAGATTCGCCTTGTACTGCTCGACGAAGATCTTGTTTGGATTGTCGTCGATCGTGGCGGGGAGGTAGATGCTCGTGCGCTTGCGAACCGTACCGTCTGGCATTCGGAATGGCCGCGTGATCACCTTTTTGCCGGCCTTGCATGGGTCGACGAACCTGCGCCGCACCCAAAACGGGTCATCAACCGTGATCCCGTCCTCTGAACTCATCATCGGGTTGCTCATGGCCCGGATCCGTAGAAAGTGACGAAGCACTGGATCGGTGGACCGAAGCCGCGTATTGACTTGGTCGTACTGCTCCTCGATGAACTGGGTAAGCTCGTCCCAGTCGATCTCTGTATACTCGTTACTCATGTAGTTCTGCCAGGTATCGCGATCGCTGCAGTGCGTGAACTGATAGCGATACCCGGAAGGAAACACCCACGTGCTGGTCTGGACCTGAAATTGAGCACCGGGATCTATCTGCGGAAAAATCCGGAGCGACCGCTGAATCGTCTGTGCCAACATCGGCGTCGTGCGGCGAAGGTGGAGAGCCCACCCTGTGCTCTGGCTCCACCGCAGTGGATTCTCAAGGATCAGATTCCACAGCCAGCTCCCCTTTTGTGCCACGCCGCGAGGATCCTTGAGACACCGAGCGTGCTCGATCATGACCTGCTGGATCGGATTCATCAGCAGGACCATGCTTTTCCCCGGACCAGCAGCGCCTGCGCCAAGGGCCTCGTCGGTCCGGAGCCGGTGGTACGTGTCGCCCCACTTCGAGGGCTTGTAGACCGCGTCAAGCATTACGTCTTACGACCGAGCTCTCTCCAGAGCTGTCCAATGAACTGCAAACGAAGCGTGTTCCTGGCTGCCATTGGAAAATCCACAGCGCCTTGCAGATCTGTGGAATTATTCCCCAGATCGTGCTCGATTGTCGTGTTGCCGTTCTCGGCGAATACAGTGATGACCTGACTCTGCACGCCTCCTGTGATCTTCTTGAGCGTGGTCGCCAACGTATTCGCCAGACGCAGGACAACCACATTTGAAACGTCAGCAGTCTCCGAATTCGAGGAAACAGTGGCCTGGTCTGACGGGATCGCTACCATGGCATCGATGAGCTCGTTCAGGCGCGCCCGAATCTCGTTGACCATGGGGCTGAGCTCGCGCTGGAGAAAGGGAAGAACCTGGTCCTGGCCGCCAACGGACCGATCGGAGAGGCGGGTTTGCACTTTGCCGACGTCGGTCATGTCACCAGATGCTCCATAGACTTCACGATCGACTTCCAAAGCTTGGCGCGGTTCGGGTCCTGGGTTGGTCCCTTCTCCATCCACAGGATCCGTTGCTCGGTGGACAGCGACAGCCATTCCTTGGTCGATAGATCGGCCAAGCCGAGATGGCGGCAAAACACCTTGTCGGCTTCGAAGCAGATCTGGGCGAGCGCAACCCGATTCAGCGGCCGCCACTCCCGATCTGGCTGCCACTGGTGCCTGGTCGCTTCGTTGTACGGCTTGACGATCTCCTCGAGCGCGCGGTCGAGCTTGATGTAGTCCTTACCCTTGCGTTGGACGAGGTACCCTAGATCCCCGGTTTCAGCAGAACGGAAATACTGCCGCTTCGATGGCGGCGGATCTAGTTCTGTTCCCGGTGCACCCATACACGAGCCTTTTCTTCGACCTTGAAACCCGAGCTGAGCCGCGGGAGGCACCAGCAAGTCACCGATGCCTCGTGCTTCTGTCCATACCTGGGTATAACGTGCAAATCATTATCCTGATCGACGGTCATCTTGCAGAGATGTAGTGGCGGACCGGAATCAGCCACCTTCGACCTCAATGACTGGAAACTCCGGTTCGGGCGCGTCGGCCCTGGTCATGAACACCGCGATGTTGAGGCTCCTGGGCGCGGCCTTCTCCGTCGCCCTAGCCTTGATGATCCCGAGCGAGACCTGGGTAATGTGCTTCAGGGCCACCGGCGCGGTCTTGGTATCCAGCCACGCCGCCGAGGCGACTCGAAACCGCCGCTGGGCGCGCTCGAAGCCGTACTTGTCGATCCACTCCTGGGGCGGACCCTTGGCGGACGGGTCGATCTCCCGGAAGGCGATCTGGTCCCCCATGACCTCCATCGACTCCCTGTAGATCTCGTCCTGGATCGAGAGGAGCTGTTCCTGGATCTGCTCCTGCTCGGTCTTCAGCGGCGCCGGGAGCTGAGTGCCAGCCGGAGCGGGCAATTCTGGCTCGTCATCCTCGAGCCAGTCCAAGACCTCCACTTCGGTGGGGTCTTTTACGGCGCTGTCCACCTGAACAGCTTGAACAATGTTTCAGCCGGTTTGCAAGCCCGGAATCGAATGGACGCGATCGGCGCGACCCGGAGGTAGGACAACGTGCCCCTTGTCCTCGAACTCGGCGCGGAAAAGCTCCCGATCCGGGCCGTAGTAGAACACGCACGTATCGATGGATGGCGCCTCGAAGTCGACGACACCGGGGGGCGGCTCGAACACGATCCGGCCGCGAGGGAAGCAGATCGCCGCGGGCCAAACGTACTTGTGAAACCAAGCCGCATTCGTCGAAGCGGGTAAGATCCCGAACAGGTGCCCATCTGGGCGTGCTTGGCCGTAGTTCCACATGATCGCTGCCCACCAGTGGATCGGCGGGATCCTGGGATCCTTGCGGGACCAAGGCGGGTTGCAGAACACCGACTCGTACGGCAGCCAGTCCTCCGACTCCCCCTTATCGGTCCAGAACTCCCCGGCATGGGTCGGGTTGTCGGGAGAAGTCGCCGGGTCGAGAGCGAACCCGCGGCCGCCGCGGATGGCCCAACAGCGCTCGAGGATCCATGCCGGGGTCCTCCAATCGCACAGCGACGCCTGGCCGAGATGATGGCTCACTGCGGCAACACCAGCTTCCCGCCGGGGGCGAAGATCTGGATCGTCCCCATGACCGGTGTGCTTGTGATGTAGTGGTCCCAGCCGGCGATCCCGAGCTCGGCGAGGAACTCCTTCAGGGCCAGCCCCGTGTCGACGACCGCATTACCGGCACTGGGAAGAACGAGTCGAGCTTGCTGCACGAGGGCAAGTAGCCCCTGGTGCTTCTCAGCCATCTGCCGCCGAGCTTCGTCGAAGTCGTCATAGACCGCGACAGGAACGGCAACGACGGACCGATTTGGGAGTTGGATCTGGCGCACGAGCATGTGCACCTTGCGGATCTCTGTCGATTCAGCGGTCATCAGAATGCCACCTCGGCCGACTCGGCCACCTTGACATAGTGAGCCTTGAGCCAGTCCAAGACCCCGATCGCTTCTTCTGGAGTCATGGAGTCGAGGTGTTGAGTAAACCGCTTGATCTTCCCGAAATCGCGCTGGATCCAGGATGTTTGACGGGATTGTTTCTCTTCAGACTTGGGCTCGGTGGCCATGGCTCGTCCTTTTCGTGGTGGAAACGCCGGATCTCGTCCGGCGACAGGCATCGACCCGGGGTCACGAACAGCTCGATCCCGGGGCGCATTTTGTCGATGGTCCAGTAGTGCGCCAGTCCGTGCACGTACTGCCAGCCGTCCCCAGGAATGAGCTGGGCGGCCTTGAGCGCATCGAGGATCAGCTTCCGGGGGCCGGCTGTGAGGTTGTCCGGATCCCTCCTCCGGTCCCGCTCGAAGTGCACGAAGGTGAAATACCCGAATCCCGACGGGATCTGGAACCTCTGGGCCTTGATGAACAGCCAGATCTGGCGGGTCCAGATCCGCTTCATGTGGGCATAGCCGTTCCAGCGCTTCGAGGAAGGCGTCCGGCGGGTGAAGGTCGCCTTGGCATCGAGCACCTCGTTCAGCCCGGGCATAATCCCGGAGATCCATAGCCGTTGGAACGGCAGGTCCTCATCTGGCGCCATTTGTAGGTACACTACACCTACAGGAGATCTCGCGCAAGAGATCTCTCACCAAAAGCTCACCTCAATACCGGTTGGGGGCCACCGGTCCTGCATTGCACGCACCGTGTCACCGTCCCCCTGCGCAGGCCCCACGCGAGCCCGAAGCGCCCTACCACGCGTCGGCCCGCATCCTCTCGGCCTCGAAAGCAGAGATCAATTAAGCCAGCGAAAATTTCTTGTCTGTCAGCGCCGTTACGATCGGTGTCGACTTTTTTCGCATCACTTTGTTTTTCGTCGAGATCGCGGACGTGCTACGCTTGGATCTCGCGGAATGGTCCGCGTGGCATCGTCCGTTCTCCGTGCAGGCGCCTCGGCTTCGGTTGGGGCGCCTGTTTTTTTGGTGAGCACAGGAATCGGCCGCGGCTCGAACAGTAACGTCACGCCTCCCTGGGGACGCCAGCCGTACTTGCGTACGAGGATCGCGGCCCGGCCCCGGGATGGGACGACCATGACCATCAGGCGGCAGTGGATCGCCGCATAGCCGGCCAGGAGCTCGGCGATGACAGCAGCGGCCTCGTGGCGCAGCCGGACCGGGACGCGCGGATTTGTGACCAAGTCTTCGACGACGGTGTACGGACCGTCGATCGTGTCGAACAGCCCGACCCCGGCGACGAAGATCCCAGCCTCGGTCGCCAGGAAGAACCCTTTGGCCGGGACAACCGGCTGCCGGGACATCCCCTGCTCGAGCCCGGCGGCAACGTATTCCCGGGCGAACAGGTGCGGCGGGGCGAGATAGAGACTCACAGGGCCAGGGCAACCTTCAAGGCACGTTCTTGGACCTCACGCGGGTCGCCATTAGCGTAGGGGCAATAGCCTCTTGCCAAGACTCGCCTGGTCTCTGGATCGCTGACGAACCATACCCATTCTTGCGGCACCATCTGGCCGTCGAGGCAAAGCTCGGATATAGACCAGACCCGGAGCCGGTGCCCGCCGGCGAAAGCCTCGTAGCGGACCTGGTCACTGTCGACCGATTGTAGCTTTGTCCACCCCGGTTCACGCGCCAGGATCTCGGTTTCATTGGCCATCTTGCGCTCCTTTGTAGGTACATGATACACACAGGGCCAAGCCGAAGGAAACCTCTGGGAGGAGGAAAACTTCAAACCCCCGGTGGAAACGCCGGGGGTTTTGTTTTGTAATGGGGTATGGCGCGAAAACGAGGGAAGATGGACAAGACCTGGATCCACTTCCGGCGCGGTGAGTACTTCTGCTACCGCGACATCCGCGAATTCACCGGCATGTGGAGCTACCGGCTGGACGAGGTCATCAAGCGGCTCGGGGTCCAGACGATCCAGGGCCCAGGGTCCGGCAGGGGCACCCTGCTGTTCACTCGCGCGGACGTGAAGCGGATTCTCCAGGAAGTCCTCCGCATTCGCGGCCGAGCCTGGCAGCGGCAGTTGAACAAGGTCCGCGCCGAGGAGATCGCAGAGATCCTAGGCGATGAGCCCGTCGACCCCGAGGCGTAGCGCCAGAGGCGACTTGATCGAGACCCCTCGATGGTGCTGCCAGGTCACGTGCCGGCCGCGGAGGTCAATGTGGATCCGGGTACCACCAAGAGAATCCGGGGGGCAATAGAGCCCGAGCGCCATATCCGGAGTGGTCTGCCAGATCTTCGATACAAGGCGATACCAATCCTCGGCCATAGCCTTGTCGATTGACAGAATGTCCAGATCTAGAGCGCCGTTGATCTTGTGCTTCGAGCTACTGGCCCCGCCGAACGGACGATACGCCGCTGCGACCTTGAGACCATGTCCCCCAAGGGCAACCCACTCACCCCGGATCCGGTTGGCCAGCGTGAGCACCAACGGCATATTTACCCAAAGCCGCTCCGGTGGCAGCCTGTGGCGCGGGGAACCATTCTGGACGATCTCGTCGAACTCGAACCCTTGGCCAAGGTATGGGTAGAGAAACCCGAGGTATCGTTCACGGTCGTTCATGGTCAGTTGCCAATATGCATAGTGCGGCCGGCGAATGCTAGCATCACGGCAAGAAATGAGGTCGCAAATGCGAGACGAGCGATCTCTTTGGCCTCCGCCTTGCTTACGAGGAGGTAGGCGACTGCCGAGAACAGAGCAACAATGGCGGGGACGATAGCGATGATGGTCATGGTGTGATTTCTCCGTTTTCCTTGGGTTGTTCGTGTTCTAAGCGGGCAAGCAGAGCGTCAAGGCGCCCTAGGTACTCGCCAGCTTCTATCGCGTACTGTTCCTCGATCTCTGGCGACACGTTGGCAGCAACTCGGCATGCGTGCTTATCTGACTCGCGGAGCATATCGACGAGCTCGCGGTAGCGCTCCTGCTGGTATGCGGCTTCCTGCTCTAGTAGCTCCAGCATGATCGATCGGAAGCCCATAGCGCCCATCAAGACCACGTCATCACGACGATTGCTGATCCATTGCTTACGTCGATCCAGGTCGTTCATCGTCGCTCTCCTATCCGAGCAAGCAGAGCGTGAAGCCGTTCGCGCCACACCTCGCCGGTCGCGATACCATGGTGTTCGAAGATCTCGT